GTTTGGGGTTTTTATATTTATAAGAACAGACCAATAGCAGCTCACTATTGCCAAGACCTAAAAGGAAATTATTTATTGTGATTGAAATAAAATTAGATTTATACGATTTGTTTGCAGCATCACAAACTGGTCTAACTAGAGTATTTGAATCGTTAAGACTTAAACAAGATTGGGGTCATAACTACAAAGGTAGTGTCAATGACCAAATAGCAAAATCTATTAGTGGTGCTTGTGCAGAACTAGCAGTTTGTAGATATTTAAATACAGCTTTTAACTTCCATGTAAATCATGGTGCAAATCCAGATGTAATGTTTGGTGATGTAAGATGCCAGGTAAGATCGCAACTACCTAAAAAACATAACAGCTTAATTATTAGACCTAAAGGTAGCAAAGCTGGTGAAATGTATATTTTAGTAATTGATAAAAGTCCTACATTTGAAATTAAAGGATTTGTTAATAGCAGCTATGTTTTAAACACCACAAAATATTTAACAGACTTTGGCATTACAGACAGGCCAAAAGTTCATTCAGTACCATTAGATAAACTTACACCAATTAATTTTTTGAAAGATGGAGCATGGAATTAAGTGTACTTGATTTATTTAGTGGCATTGGTGGTTTTAGTCTTGGCTTGGAATCTACTGGTAAATTTAAAACAATTGGTTTTTGTGAAAAAGATAAATTTTGTCAAAAGGTTTTGCAAAAGCATTGGCCAGACACACCAATATATGAGGATATAAAAAAATTAGATGGAACAAAAATTAAAGCAGATGTCATTACTGGAGGATTCCCATGCCAGTCAATATCAATCGCTGGAAAACAAAAAGGAAAAAATGATGACAGATTCTTATTCCCTGAAATGCTTAGAGTTATTAAAGAAACACAAGCAAGGTGGGTTATTGGAGAGAATGTGCAAAATCTTCTTAACATCTCAAATGGAGAAATCTTGCAAGGAATTCACAATGACTTGGAATCCATTGGTTACGAAGTCCAAACTTTTAGTATTTCAGCTAGTTCGCAAGGAGCATGGCACAAAAGACAAAGAATTTGGATTATTGCCAACACCAACACAAGACTCAGCTTCAGAGAGAACAAAGAAATACAAACAAGGGGGATTACCTCTAACAATGGCAGTACAAATGTTGCCAACTCCAACAACATCAGAACACAAGTACAGACTAAAGGGAAACACACAAGCTTCAAAATGTTTGGAAGCCAGAGCAAGAAAAGCTGGTGGAAAACTTTCAGCGAATTTTACAGAATTCCTAATGGGCTACAATATGGATTGGACAAAGATAGAACCAACAGAATTAAAGCTCTTGGAAACGCAATCGTACCACAAATCGCAACAGAAATCGGTAAAGCAATTATTAAAGCAGAGGAAGAAGTAAATGGATGGAATTAGATATGTATGGTGATCCTGTAAAAGATTGTTGCGTTAAAGATTGCAAAGCAAGTGCAGTTATTATTGAAAAAGGAAAATCGTACTGCCCAGATCATTATGCAGAAAAAGTTTTAAAAATGTCATTAACAGCAGTTGGTAGATTTATTGCAGAAAAGGAAAAAACAAATGAATTTGCCTAATAAAAAATACAATATTATTTATGCAGATCCAGCTTGGTATTTTAATACTTGGTCAAAAAAAGGTATGTCTAGATCTCCTAAATATGACTTAATGGGATCTAGAGAAATTAGAAAATTACCAGTTAAAGATATTGCAGATAAAAATTGTATTTTATTTATTTGGGTTATTTATCCTTTGTTACCATTAGCATTAAAAGTAATAAAAGATTGGGGATTTGAGTACAAAACTTGTGGTTTTAGTTGGATAAAAAAAAATAAAAAAGCTGATAGTTTATTTTGGGGTATGGGTTATTACACCAGATCCAATAATGAGATTTGCTTACTTGCAACAAAAGGTAAGCCAAAAAGAATATCATCTGGAGTCCACCAGGTAGTAATTGATAAAATCAGGGAACACAGCAGAAAACCAGATTGTGTAAGAGATAGAATCGTACAGCTTTGTGGTGATTTACCTAGAATTGAACTTTTTGCCAGACAGAAAGTTGATGGATGGGATTGTTGGGGTAATGAAGTATGAAATATTTTGAGAAATTTGACAAAGACCTAATTAACAACCAGAACTTAAATAGCCATGAGAAGTTAATCTATGTCATTTGCAAATCTTTTGAGTTTGCACCAAATGGATGCCGAATATCGCACAAATATTTAATGCGTAGAACTGGCATTAAAACTATTGCTACACTTACTAAGTGCCTTGACCGACTACAGCTCTTTGGAATGTTGGCTAGAAAACAAATTAACAATGGCACTAACCATTATGTTTTTGAGAAGAATCTGATGCAAGATTATATACAACACAACTTAAATAAACGAAGAAAAATTACATTAGCTAAAAAGAAACAACAAAAGGATTATGCAATTAATGATCCTAAAGTTGTCCACATAGTTACTAACAAGAAATAATTGGATGTATCAAAAACTTCATTTGGGAGTATCAAAAACCATACTTAATATAGAACTATATATATATATCTATAGGGTTCTAAATGACTAAGTTTGTAGATCCTAAGATAATTCAAAGAGAACTTAATAAAGTTGTCAAGAATTCCAACTTTTACTACTCCAAAGCTAAACAATCTAGAATTAAAGATAGAAAATCACATGACCAAAACAAAAAAACCAAACAATTAAGGAAATCATTGTCTAAGGATAGATTTAACCAATATTTAGACACAATCTATAAACAAAATGATAACAGTTAGATTAACTACAGAAGAATTAGATAGATTTTTAAGTATTGCAGCATTTGTAGATAGAAAATTACCATCACCTAAAAAACCATTATGTACTACAAACTTTCAATTATTAGATGTATCACCAGACAAAGATACTTACAAAGATTCGGTAGCAACACCTGACAAACCTAGAATAATACCAACATCAAAACAGCTTAGTATCTATGAGTTTGTTACGCTGTTGTTAATAGATGTCGGTGCTGAACAAAGAGAGCTTATCTATCTTAGGAATTTTCCTTACAGATCCTTTAGACAATTAAAAAGATTTTACATTGGGGATAGTCATGAAAAAATAAGATACCAATATTACAGAGCTTTAGTAGAAGCTTGTGAAGTTGCTAACAAGAACTTAAAAAAATATTTATAAAAGATTTGACAAGTTATAAGAAAACAAGGATAGAGGAAATTACACTTAATATAAGTGTTTTTTCATAAGACCTCAGAGTCGAATCATAGGGGTAATGTCTTTATCTTTCTTTCTTTCTCTCATATCAATATTACCCCTATACTAAATAATAGAATTATGGCTAACAAAACCAAGTACAACAAAACATTAATTAAAGAAATATTATCAGAATTAGCAGTAGGAAAATCAATTAGATCATGTTTAACACCAATAAACAAAAACAAAGATAGACCTTGTTGGGAAACTTTTAGGAGCTGGATGCGTAAAGAACCAGAACTAAGACAACAATATGAAGATGCTAAAACAGATGGAATAGAATATTTATTATCAGATGCACAAGATTTATTAAATGAAAGCATTGAGAACAGTAAGCACAAAGATAAAACTGATCTTGGCCAAACACATTTAATTAAGTCATTTGTAGATCTAAGTAAGTGGAAAAGTGAACGAATTGCACCTAAATATTATGCAAAAAGGGATGCAACTACACTAAATTTTGATAAAAATACTCCGCTTGTAGTTAAGTGGGATAAATAAAACCATTGATATTGCTAGGATAAATGTAAATTGTTTAGAGTTGCAGATAAATCTAGCACAGCAACACTTATAAGATAAATGTTCGCTAAATGTTCTAGAATCATTCTAAACTACAGAGCTTAGATAAAAGTAATCTATACCAAAACTATACCTGGTAAAAAAAAACAAATAAAATAAGGGTTAATTAAGCAAAGCAACTGATTGTATATCAATTTGTGAATAAAAACCTAGATTTTGGGGGGTTTTGAACGAACCCACACCGCAAAGCAAAATCCGAACTTAAAAAAAAAATTAGGGGAGGTACACACAGTCAAACAAAGGATTTTTAATGTACGATTTCGATGATGGAAAACAGGGATACTCAGCTATTATTTATGTAATGGAATCTAGTAATAGCGTTGTTGTCCATTTTGGAGGATTTACTAATTTAAAAGAATGCACAAGGTTTTCACATCACCTGATGGATGACTTAGGCATTGAAAGCTTAATGATACCTAGAGGTGTTACAGTACATTAAGGGGGTTTTGTTTTAAAATGACAAACATTGTCATTCCATACAAGCCAAGAGAATTACAGAATTTTTTGCACAAGAAAATTGATAAGCACCGATTTAATGTATTAGTGCTACATCGTAGAGCTGGGAAAACTGTAATGTGCATAAACCATATTCTAAAGGCAGCACTTACTAACCCCATGCCCAACCCTAGATATGCTTTCATATCGCCAACATTTAAACAGGGTAAGGCAACAGCTTGGGATTATATAAAACAGTATGCTGAAAAAATACCTGGCACTAAATTTAATGAAAGTGAACTAAGGTGCGATTTACCAAATGGTGCAAGGATAACTATTTTAGGTGCTGAGAACGATCAATCACTAAGAGGTATATTCTTAGATGGTTGTGTGTTTGATGAAACCCAAAGTATTAAGCCTACTATATTCCCAGAGGTCATAAGACCAGCTTTGGCAGACCGAAAAGGATGGTGTGTATTTATAGGTACACCAAAAGGCAGAAATTATTTTTTTGACTTATACGAACAAGCAAAAGAAAACAAAGATTGGTATGCTTGTGTGTTTAAGGCAAGTAATACAAAAATTTTAGATCAAGACGAACTAGATGCAGCTAAAGCTGTAATGTCTAAAGATTTATACGACCAAGAGTTTGAGTGTAGCTTTCAAGCAGCTATTACAGGAAGTTATTTTGGTGCAATCATAGAGGGTCTAGCAAAGGATAGTAGAATAACCGATGTGCCTTATGATGACAATTTAGATACAGAGGTTTGGTACGATCTTGGCCTTAACGACTCAACCGCTATGTGGTTTGTTCAAAAATTTAAAGGTGAAATAAGATTAATAGATTACTATGAAAATAGTGGCTATGGTTTAGATCATTACGCAGATATTTTAGATCAAAAAGGTTATGAATATTCTAAACATATATTACCGCATGATGTTAAAGTTAGAGAACTTGGCAACATGGGTAAATCAAGATTAGAAAGTTTATTAGAGCTAGGAATAGCTGGTGAAGTAGCACCAAAACTGTCTATTGAAGATGGAATTGAAGCTGTACGAAAAGCGTTGCCTAATTGCTGGTTTGACAAAGAAAAATGCAAAACAGGAATTGAGTATTTAAAAGCCTATCAAAAAAGATGGGATGATAAAAACCAATGCTTTAAAAATAAACCCATGCACAATTACGCATCCCATTGTGCCGATGCTTTTAGGACTGGGATAATTGGACAGGGTGCGGAAGTTTCAGATTGGAAAAAACAAGTTCCAATTAACACAAATTATATAGTTTAATGGCAAAAGAACTTTCAATAATTCCTTTAACATTAAAAGAAGCTAATGAATTTGTAACAAAATATCATAGACATAATAAAAGATGTGCTGGTCATAAATGGAGTGTTGGTGCAATACATAAAGGCAAATTAGTTGGTGTAATAATTGTTGGTAGACCAGTATCAAGAAAATTAGATAATAGATTTACATTAGAAGTTAATAGAAACTGTGTTTTAGATGATGCACCAAAAGGAACTTGTAGTTTTTTATATTCTAAAGCAATTAAAATTTGGCAAAGTATGGGTGGTAAAAAAATAATTACTTATACTTTACAAACAGAAACTGGCGGTAGTCTTAAAGCTGTAGATTTTAATAAAGAAACAAAAGTACAAATATTTAAAAAAAATAAAGGTTGGACTACTAGAGCTAATAGAGTTTGGCAAGAAGTTCAATCTATTCCTAGAATAAGATGGGCAAAAGAATTTTAACATGGCAGAAAAAATTACAGACGATAAATTAAGAGGTATTATTAACTCAGAAATAAATAATGCTATAGGTTTTATGGGTAGCAACTTAACTTCCCAAAGAAAAAAATCTATGGAATATTACATGGGTGAAAAGCTTGGTACTGAAATAGATGGCAGATCCCAAGTTGTAAGTACAGATGTTGCTGATACTATTGAAACAATACTACCTAACTTATTAAGAATTTTTACAGCTTCCGATCAAGTGGTTAAATGTGAGCCAGTTAAAAGTGAAGATGTACCTTTGGCAGACCAAGCTACTAATTATATAAATTATATTTTTAATAAAGATAATCCTGGCTTTACGATTTTATATACTTGGTTCAAAGATGCCTTAGTAGAAAAAAATGGAATTGTAAAAGTTTATTGGGATGACAGTACAAGCGTAGAACAAGAAACTTACGAAAATTTAAACGATCAAGAATATCAATTATTGCTTGACGATGAAAATGTAGAAATAGTTGAAGAAGAATCTTTTTTAGATGAAAAGATGAAAGCAGCTATGGATTTATTATTAGTAGAAGCGACTAAGCAAGGTAGGCAAGTTGAAGAAGAACCAGATCCTATGTTGCATAACTGCATTATAAAAAGAACATCAAGAGGTGGTAAGGTTAAAGTAGAAAATGTTCCACCAGAAGAATTTTTAATACAAAGAACTGCTAAGTCTATTGAGGATGCAACTTTTGTAGCTCATAGAGTTATGAAAACTAGATCCGATTTAATAGAAATGGGATTTGATAGAGAAGTTGTAGAAAACTTACCTACATCAAATAATATTTTATTAAACAATGAAAGATTAACAAGACTTAGCGATATAGACCAAACTCCATTAAATGAGGGTAGCGAAGATGCAACCCAAGACATAGAAATTTATGAGTGCTATGTAAAAACAGATTATGATGGTGATGGTGTAGCAGAACTTAGAAAAGTTATTGTTGCTGGTGAAAGCGGTTACGAAATTTTAGAGAATATGCCTTGTGATAATATTCCTTTTTGTAGCTTAACACCAATTATCATGCCACACAGATTTTATGGAAGATCTGTTGCTGAATTAGTTGAAGATGTGCAGTTAGTTAAATCAACTGTCATGCGTCAGTTATTAGATAATATGTATTTAACTAATAACAACAGAGTTGCAATAATGGATGGTATGGTAAATCTAGATGATTTACTTACATCAAGACCAGGTGGTGTTGTTAGAACTAAACAACCGCCAAGCCAAGTAATGTTGCCAATGCAATCACAAACTATTTCGCAACAAGCTTTTCCATTATTAGAATACTTAGATACAGTTAGAGAAACTAGAACTGGAATTACAAGATACAATCAAGGCTTAGATGCAGATAGTTTAAATAAAACTGCAACTGGTGTTAATGCAATCATGACTCAATCGCAAATGCGAATGGAATTAATTGCTAGAGTGTTTGCTGAAACTGGAATTAAAGATTTATTTAGAAGAATTTTTGAATTAACTTGTAAATATCAAGATAAGGAAAGAATTGTAGAACTAAATAATCAATTTATACCAGTTAAACCTACAGAGTGGCGTAATAAATTTAATATTTCTATTGTAGTAGGACTAGGAAGTGGTTCTAAAGAACAACAAATAGTAATGTTAAATAATATTTTAGAAAGACAACTACAAGCTTTCCAATTGCAAGGTAACAGAGAGTACCCAATGGTAAGTTTAAAAAATATTTACAATAGTTTATCTAAAATAATTGAGAATGCTGGTCTAAAAAATACAGAAAACTATTTTGTTAATCCAGATATGGGCAAACAAATGGTTACACCTCCACCACCAGCAGAACCATCGCCAATAGAAAAAATTGAATTTAAAAGAATTGCTAGTGAAGAACAAAGAAAACTTGCAGAGCTTGAATTAGAACTGAAAAAAGTAAAAGCTAAAAATGCAGAAATACTTTATGACAATGAAATTAAGCTTAAAGAACTAGAATTAAAATATAACGCACAGATAGATTCACAACAAATAAAAGCTGATGCTGATTTAAATAAAATGTTAGTCGCAGAATCAACAAAAGATTTTAGAGAAGCTGCTAGAAGTTCACAAATGGTACAAGATCAAGTGAGATCATTATATGAACAAGGAAACACAGGGCAAACTGAACCAAGAAGTGAGCCAAGCGAACAAAGCTAAACAACTTTTTGAAAATCCTTTGCTAAAAGAAAGTTTTGATAAGCTAAAAAAATTATATTCTGAAAGTTTATTTAATACTGGTGCAAAAGAAACAGAAACCAGAGAGAAATTATGGTTAGCCTACAATGTAGTGGGCAAAGTTGAACAAAATTTATTAGAAATTATTGATACAGGCAAATTAGCTTCTAAACAATTAGAAGATTTTCGCAAAAATATCAAAAATGAAAAATTTTAACTAAAAAAGTTAAAATAAGTCAACCTTACACAACAGGAACTTAACAATAGGAGCAAACAATGGCGGACAATTATGCTAATCCCTTACAGGAAGCTGAAACTGACATAACAAAAGCACAAAAAGCAATAAATGGTTTATTAAATCCACAAGAAGAAGAAGAAATTGGAAAAAGTGAACCACCAAAAGAAGAAATTAAACAAAATTCTCCTGAACCACAAAATGAGGAATCTTCTACAGAAGAACAACCTTTGGAACAGGAAAATCAGGAAACTGAATCGCAAGATGAAGTAACCGAAGATGTATCTCAATCGGAAGAACAAATTGAGACTCAAGAGAAACAAGATTCCACCGAAGAACCGACTTACACAGTTAAAGTCGCTGGTCAAGAATTCAATGTTACCCTTGATGAGTTGAGAAATGGCTACAGTAGAGATGCTGATTACAGACGAAAGACTGAGGATTTAGCTTACGATAAAAAGCAATTCCAGACTGAGTCTGAAAAGCAAAGGCAAGACTATTCAACTAAGTTAAGTGAATTAAATCAAATGATGTCTGTTGCACAACAACAACTTAATGCAGAAATAAATTCTGCTGATTTAGAAAAGTTGTACGAAGAAGATCCAACTGAAGCTGCTAGGATTGAACATAGACTAAAGAAAAAGCAAGAAAAGCTTAATCAAGCTATGCAGAAAACGCAATCGGAGCAGAAAAAACAATTTGATGGATTTTTACAGGATCAACAAAGAAAGCTGGTACAAAAAATGCCAGAATTTTCTAATCCTGAAAAAGCAAGTCAATTAAAAACTTCTATGAAATCTACTTTAAACTCTTATGGTTTTAACGACCAAGAGATTGCACAAGTATATGACCATAGAATAGTGATGTTGGTAAATGATGCTATGAAATTTAGAA